TCACGAAGATCTCTTGCATTGTCTGCAGGAAGTTCGTGGCCAATCTCTTTAGCCAAATCAATGATTGTTTGTGGACGAAGACCACCGTCTAGGTGATCATGTAGTGAAACCTTTGGTAGAGCTTGGATATTTAGTTTAGACATTCTTCATTTCTCTTTATGCGTTGATACGGTCAAGGATAAGCGGTGTGTAACTTGATGAGGCTACAGCCTCAATCTTGATTCCACCTTCAAGGGCATCAAGTGCTCTCTCAAAGCGTTCTGATTCATCGGTATAAAGGGTTAGTAGTGGTGCACCCTTCTCAATCTTCTCTCCACGCTTAGCGTGAAGAATGATTCCTGCTCCGAACTGAACTGGATCTTCCTTACGAGCACGACCCGCTCCTAAACGCCACGAAGCTGTTCCAACTGCAAGAGCATCAAGTTCATTCACGAAGCCTGAGCTTTCTGCCAAGATAGTGTGCTCATGCTTAGCAACCTGAAGTTTCGCAGCTGGGTCTCCATGCTGAGCCCTAATCATTTCGTTCCACTTATCCATGGCACGACCATCATTCAAAGCTGCAGCAACATCAACGTCAGTCTTACCTGAAAGACGAAGCATCTCTCTGGCTAGTTCAACAGTGATATCGATAAGGTCTTGAGATCCTCCACCAGAGAGAACCTCGACTGCTTCATCTCTGTCAGCAGCTAGTGTCTGCTCGTACCAGCCTGGTGTGTTTTCTGTCCATCTGGATATCTGTGGTAAGTCGATTTCATCGCCGAGAGTGACGACAGAATCGGGGCGTACAGCTTTAATATACGCTGCAACATTTTTTACTGCTACTGGATCGTGATAGGGAACTTGTAAGTCTGGAACTACAACAGTTCTTTTCATTCATCCTCATCGTCATACCAGTCTGGCTCTGGGATATTTGGGTTGATAGGCGATGGAAGTATCCATTCAGGATAAGCCTGTTTCTCTACAATGATGGCAAGTGCCAAATCAACATCGAAGCCTGCGCGGCGTAATGCACGATACATTTCATGCACACCAATAGCCCACGCATCTAGTTTGGAATAACCTTCATCCACTAGCTTCTTAGTTGCTTTTCTTGCCATGTGTAAATTGTCACCTCTCCAATAAAGAAATGATTGTTTCGACACGCCCTTCAAGTCGATTCAATCTGTCATTCATTGACGAACCACCGTTAGGTTTTAGTTCATTCAAGTAATGCTTCACTAGCCAGCGGATTGATCCAACAAAGCCAGTAACGATTGAGATGCCTGCAACTGCGAGAGCCGCCCAATTAAGGGCAGTCATTACTTCTGAATGCCTAAACCTGAGTCGTTAGGATTTAACCAACGAATAACTGGTGGCAAGCATGATGAAAGTCCAGCAGCAAGTAATGCCTTTGGCTCTGTCACACCAGCTGCTGCAAGTGTTAGTACTGCTACTAAGAATGCTCTAGCCCATGAGCCTGCTGCTGTTTTAAGGTCTTTCATTTGTTGTTGCTCCTAGCATCGGGATGTCGAACCAGCGACCATTCTGATCGCCTTCTTTAGTGAATGAAATATGGATGTGATGATCGTGGCGGTTAATCCCATCATAAGGACGCCAACGCCAAGATTTCTTAGAGGAAGCGATCTTGCCTGCATAGATGACATAAGAAATTCGCTTCTCACCTGCTTTGGCGCATAGGCGTATTTGGTCGGCAAGATAAGCACCTGTGCTGGGGCGTGTGTCGAAATCCTTATCCACATCAATAGCCCTGACGAAGCCGTTAGACGGATCGGGATTGTGGTCACTTGCACGATTGGCATGAGCGGCATCGCCTATCCAGCCATCGGACTTTCTATCGCGGTCAGGAAAGGAATCATCAATCTGCTCACGAAGTTGTTGCCCTGCTTTACAGAGAAGCGGCTTCATTACGAGCAATCATTTCATCGTAGGCAGACTTTAAGCCTGACCAAGTAGAACCATCTTCATTAGTCACGATTATGCAATCAACTCCACCAGAGTCTTTGTAGTTTACTATCATAACTCACATCCTGTAAATAGAATTGAACCTGATGAACTTACTATTCTTATGTATCCACCTTGACCAGATACTAAAGTTGGAGAACCAACGGTAGAAGTTACTGTAAGCCCCGCGCCATTTATACCAGTATTAAAAGAGTCAAAAGCAATGGCAGTTGGAGTACCAGCAGTAGTAGCGGCATTTAATATCTGAAAATGACTAGCGCTTGAAATAGTTACACCAGTTGGAACAACTCTTGCAGTTACTGGATAAACAACAGATACAAGAGTGGTGTTCGCGCTAGGTGAATAACCAAAAAAGGGAGAATAAATACCTGCAATTGCAGGCAAATATCTTTGGCAAGCAGCCAATTCGCCTTGAATTGTTCCTGTTGCAGTTTGGAAGGCTGTGGCAGAACTTGCTTGCTCTAATTGAACTCCCCATATATCGATTGAAATTGAGCCAGATTGAGATGCTGCATAAATATCAAATTGAACATAAGAGCCTGTGCCGATTGTTTTTCCAGTCATTGCGCCCAGTGTTACCGTAACTGAATAACGCGCCCACGAAGTTGTGACTGCGCTAATTGCTCCCGATGCTGTAACTGTGGCTGAACCACCTGACCCAAAGTTTTGCTGAATATAGTAGTTTAATGTTCTTGCTGAATCTGCTTTAGCCCAAAAAGAGAAAGTGACTGTTGAACCAGCCAAAGTTCTAACATCTTCAACTCTTTGACCAATTCCGATTTGTGTTGTTCCTGTTGCACCTGTTGCAGCAAGGCGAGCAAAATACTGTGATTCATATCCTGCTACTGGTGCTGTACCAGCAGTAAAAGTCTGACGAGAAAAAGTGTTTGTTGCTCCACCTGCTGACCAGTTTGTTAAAAATCTATCTGCAAAATATGTTGAATCCGCAGCAGAAGCAAAAGAAGTACCGCGTTGCCATATATTAAATGCACCGTTAATAATCTTATTTTTTCCTGCTGCCCATTGTGCGCCAGCAGCAAGGTTAAGTGTTCCGTTTGTGTCGTTAATATCCGAAGCGGAGAACACATCTCCGTTCGCATAAGTAGTCTTTGCTGGGAATCCGACAGCCATTAGCACACCTCTTTCATAGGGTCAATTCTAGTACATAACATCGAGTAAAGGCTCCTGCGTGGCGATAGTAGTAGTCCATGTGTTAGGGGTGATGTTGTGAGCAATTCCCTGCACTTGGAGTTTTTTCTGGATAGTTGATCCACCAGGTTGTTCATTGGTGATATCTACTGTGTTAAAGAAGTCAAGGCTTAAAGCTGCTGTAACCCCTGCTGAATAACTAGGAGTCATCAAATCCAGAGTGATGGTTTCAATGCGGATAGAAGTTTCCTTACGGCTAGTCACATAGGCTGTGGCTAGGCTTAAGGCGTTAGCATCTGTCTGCATAAGCATGTCTGTAGCTGTAATGGATCGTGTGAAGTATTGGGCAATGGATGTGGCATCAGAGTTGGTCTGTGCTGTGCCACCAATTCGGGTCACAGTTGCCTTGTTCACGATTGTCTTGTCATCGAGTGCAAAGGTAATTCCAGCGTAGTTGATTCCTGTGCCATTTTGGTTGAATACTGTTGGAGAAGCCGCTTGTGCATCGTAGACGAACTGGCGACCCTTAAAGGTTGCTACGCCGTTCTCATCGATGTAAAACGCACCCTGCTCTGTGAACTCAGCAGTCTGAATTGCTTCTAGGACTGTGCGTGTTGTGCCTGGGTCTGCCACGCAAGTAGTTGCACCTGTGCCAATGCTGGTAAATGCAGGCGGCCAGGCAATCATGGTGAGGATAGATTGAACGCGCTGCGCAGTTGTCTGACCTGCTGTGCCGCCTGTAACGGTTGTAATGCCTGAGTTATACATCAATCTAAATGCGTCATAACAGATAAAGGTTACATAACCTGTTTCTTGACCTGTTGGATAGGTATAGCGATATTCGGTGATGTAGCCGCCAAATAAGCCATAAGTAACTCCGCCATAGATAGCAGATGCCTGAATCTTCCTAAGTGGCTGTAATAGCCCGAAATAGGGGCTAGCGGTGTTCTGTGGGTTGAAGTCACCGTTTGGGTCTACAACTCGAATGGTTGCTTGTCCAGATTCGTAATTATCCTGCAAAAGATTGCGCCCTCTGCGAGTCGAGATGTTTGTGGTCTGTGCAGAAACATCGACAATGACGGGAATGGCAGAAGCTAGTTCAGCAAAGCCCAGTTGTGAAGTACCCAAGATAAACGGATTACCGAATGAAGCTCCGCCCGATAGATTTATCTTGACAACAAGGGTTGCTGGTAATGCCATTATCTGTACGCAGTCGTATAGGAGATTGGGATTCCAGAAGCCTGATTGTTATAGATGCCTTGAGTAATGGCATTGACTAGATCGCGCTCGGTAGTAACTGAGCCTTGCACATTTACTGAAATGTTTGTTGTACGAGATTCAGCAGCTCTAAATGTTCCAGCACCAAAGTCCATGGACAAGGCTGTGTTAGGAATGCCACCAGATACCGCTGTTGGGTCATTGGTCATAAAAGTTGATGTGCCTGCTGTAAC